ATGAAAGCAAAAGACCTGCTTCAGGCCATGAACGACATCGACCCCAAACTGCTGGAAGGCACCGAACCCTGGGGCGAACCCGCCAAGAGGCTCCACCGTCCCCCCTGGGTCGTGGCGGTGGCCGCCGGTTTGGTGCTGTGTGTGGCACTGGGCGCCGGCGCGCTGATGATGAAAAGTGGCGTAGGGATTTTCTCCGCCAACGAAGGAGAACAAGGAACCGCCTCTCCCCTGACAGTCACTGCCTATAGCGATCTGCCGGACCTGGAGTTTGCCGTAAACGACACGGGAGAAATGCAGGAGACAGGAGTACTCTATGAGGAGGGCGTCACCCATCGCTCTCTGACCCTGGACGAGCTGGACTACCTACGGAACCAGCCGGGGCTCTCCTGGATGCAGGGCTACTACCTGCTTGGAAACGGTTTGATGGACGCCCAGGGCAATGTAATCCTGCTTCAGGTGATGGGGTATGCCCCCGCTGTGGTGGAGGCTGACCCGGAACTCTTTCCTATGAACCAGGCCCCAGCATTTTTGCTGGAGTTGGCTCCCAGGCAGAACGGCACCGACGTGGCAGACCTGCTGGAATTTTTATCAGAGCCCAATAACCAGGTGGAGGGCGTGGGCGTCCGGGCAGGCCGGATCCCCCTGGAGGACACCGCCATAAATGGGGTCACTGGGTCAACCAAACCGGTTACCGCCCAGCTGTACTGCACCCAGTACACCCTGGAGAATCTACAGGTGGGAATGATCGCCGTCTCTTCCACCGATGATAACGGTTCCACCGCCGAAGAGGCTGAGAAATTGGCGGAAACAGCCGTGGGCTTGGGTATCTCCCAATCTATGGAGATTGATCAGATCTCTGCGGAGCCCCTGGGGGACGACACTCCCAACCTCAGCTATGGCGATTCCTACCACCTCATTATGCTTGGACCCCAAGGGGCGCCGGCTCCCCTGGACTTTGCCCCTTACACGGTGGAGACACAGGAGAATTACGGCAGTTACGAAGAATTCCTGGAGGCCATCCGATCCAACTTTCCCGAAGCCCTCGAAACCGGAGAAGTCCCGGAGGGAACCACCAGTGAAAAGCTGACGAACGAGGAAATCGCCTCTATCTGGGACGGGAAAGTCCCCTGGGATGAAGACATTCCTGTGGAGGGCTGGGCAAACTATGACAAAGACGGCCACCTGGAAGAAATCTATATCTACGGCGGTACCGACCAAGAGAATCAAGCCATTGGCAGCGAGTTCCTTGTCACCCTGAAGCTCGGCTCCCTGGATTGGGATGCCATCTGCGCCAAGGAGCTGAGCTATGACATCATCACAGAGCCCAACAACACGGTAGCTGGGCAAAGCGTGTACGCCGTGACTACCACCATTGAGGAATCCTATGTAGACCCCGAAACCGATGAAACCGTAGACGCGGGAGATCTCACCTCCTACAAAGCCTCCTTCCAGGTGGAGAGCCCCTCCCAAGTGGCGGTATCGGTTTACGGCTACGCCCGTGGATCCGCCAGCGAGGATCCCACTCCTGAGGAGATTCAAGCCGAGGCCTTAGCCCAGGAGGAAGCCCAAGCATTGGTGGAGTCCGTGGTGGGTCACAGCCTGTACTACTGGATCTCTCTGGGCCATCTGTATATGCAGGAAGCCGAAACAGCGTCCTCCCAGACCGAGGAGAGTCAGGAAAGCTCTTCCCTGCAGGCAGCATCTTCCCAGCCGGAGACGCCGGAACAGCCATCGGTCTTTCAAGAGGAATCCCCACTGGATTTGAGCTTTACCGTACGCCCCAATGAGGACGAGACTTTCTCCAATGTGTGGAACACTTTCACCACCCTCTACTTGGAACCTCAAAACTTAGCGGCTCACGGTGCTGAACCCGACTACGAACTCAGTGAGGAGGAACTGCGCTCCATCTGGGGCGGGGAGCTTCCCTGGGAAGGGATGCTCACGGAAAATGACACGGTGACAGCCTATGGCTACTTCTCCGAAGACGGGGAGCTGATTAAGGTCTATGTGGGAGGGCACCGGGACAACCCGGAAAGTCCCACAACGGAAGCTTACCAGCTATTCTCCGTAAGCCTATACAATATGGAACTCACCGGTCAGTGGGGCCAGGACGCCAAGGAGATGCTGGCTCTGGCAGACAGCCAGTTCCAGAGTGTGGATATTGCCACCCAACAGATTGCCAGCACCCAGGACTACGATGACGGCAGCTCCATGGACTTCACCGTCTACAGCGCCGGATTCGTGCCCGCAGCAGGGCCAACCCTGATGGTGGTGGACGGCTTCCACAGCCCTGTGGCCTTCACCCAGGGGGAGGCGCAATCCTTTGTGAACCTGGTGACAGAAGCCTCCCTTTTGAATGGTGTCACATTGGAGAGTGTGAGCGATTGACCAGCACCAAACGCACTCAACCACTCTAACCAAACTGTGAAAAAGAAACTTGACGAAAAAACCTCCCCCGGTACCCACCGAGGGAGGTTTTCGCATTTATTGGATTTCATACTCCTTCACCAGAGCATACAGCCTTTCATCCACCTGAGCGGAAAGCCGCAGCCCCTCGGGGACATATTCCTCTGAGAGCACAGCGCCCTCCTCCCGAAGCTTCGCCGCCAGCCCCGTCTTGGAAAACGGCAGCAGCACTTCCACGGTGAAAGTCTTCTCTGGCAAATTCTCCTCAATCGCTGCCAAAAGAGCATCAATCCCATCGCCGTTCAAGGCGCTGATACGCACTGCTCCCGGCAGTCTGGGGGCCAACTGAGGATCTGCTACTGCATCCCACTTGTTGAGCACTGGGATAATGGGGTGTCCGGCAGCGCCCAACTCCACCAGCAGCTGCTGAGTCACCTCCAGATGCTCCCTGGCCTCGGAACTGGCTGCATCGCAGACATTCAAAAGAATATCCGCCGTGGCGGCCTGCTCCAAAGTGGATTTGAACGCCTCCACCAGGTGGTGGGGCAATCGCCGGATCAATCCGACCGTGTCAATGAGCATCACCGTTTTACCGCAAGGCAACTTTAATGCCCGAGCTGTGGGGTCCAGGGTAGCGAACAGCTTATCCTCCGCCAACACACCAGCCTGGGTGAGCCGATTCATCAACGTACTCTTTCCGGCGTTGGTGTAGCCCACCAACGCCACTGTGACTGTCCCGTCCTTCTTCCGTCGCCGCTGGGTGACGCCGCGAGCCGCCTCCACATCTTTGAGCTGTTCCTTCAAGGAGCCAATCCGCCGCCGGATGTGCCGCCTGTCCGTCTCCAGCTTTGTCTCGCCAGGACCTCTTGTACCGATGCCGCCTCCCAGACGGGACATTGCAGTACCCTGACCGGAAAGCCTTGGCAGCAAATAGCGCAGCTGGGCAAGCTCCACCTGGAGCTTGCCCTCTTTGCTTCTGGCCCGCTGGGCGAAAATATCAAGGATCAGGGTGGTGCGGTCGATCACCCGCACACCGCAGTCCCCTTCCAGATTGCGAATTTGGGTGGGAGTCAACTCCCGGTCAAAAATCAGCAGGTCAATGTCCTCCTGCTGGCAAATCTGCGCCGCCTGTTCCACCATACCGGAACCTATACAGGTGGCGGTATCGGGCGCGGGCCTCTTCTGTGTCAGAGTAAGCGCTGGCTCTGCACCAGCAGTGCGCGTCAACTCCTCCAACTCCCGCAGTGAGCTCTCCGCATCATACTCCCCCGTATCCAAGGAAACAAGCAGAGCCCGCTGGGGTTTGGTCTCGTTTTCATACATGGCAGCGTCCTCCCGTCTTTATGCTGCCACTATGATAGTACAGATTCTTCCCGCCGTCAATTCTTTCAAGCTTCCACTGTCACTACATAGGTGATGCCGCTTCGGTTCAGAGCATGATAGAGCTGGCTCTCCTCAGCAAAAGCGCTCTCCAACATCGTCGCAGTCAAGGTATCCGCCGCAATGGTAATCCCTCCGGTGCCATAGGAGGCATCCTCTCCAGAAACCCATTGCTCAAAAAACACATCCCAGCCTCCGTCCGTGCGGGGAGCCATGGGCGGTTTCCCCTGGGCCAGCACTGTCAGCTTTCTAGGCAAAAAAGGAAGCGTCACATTGACCGAACCTGCCCCATCCCCCGTATAGGTCAACACCGCTGTCCGCTGGGTGAGAAACTGCTTTTCCTCCGCCGTCACGTGAATCCCATCGTTGACAATGTGACCACCGGCCAACTGTTCCAGCTTTTGATTGTCCTGCAAAAAGTCCGCCCATTCCGGGCGGTCGGTCTGTTCCCACAGGGAAAGCCCCAAGTTTGTGGAATGATTGGTTGCCGCCATATTTTTAGATTCCCTCCTCAAAACCAGTTTCCAAATTTTCACGAGTGATGCTGTCCAACTCCGACCAGGTCAAACCCAGAGCATCCCACTGGCTAAAACTTCCGGAATAGGCGTCCAAGGCCACCCATGTGATGGACTCATCCAAGGTCCAGGTCAAATGGGCGGGCAACAGCTGATCCAGCTCCCGAGTCGCCTCCACTTTGGTCAGTCCCAACAGCTTTCCCAGCACCACCGTGAGTTCATCCCCATCTTCCAGCAGGAGCCCTCGCACGCCTGCTCCCGGGAGCAGAGCTTGCAGCGCTTTCAAATTCACTCCATCCGGCCGCACAGATAAGCGGCTGTATACCATCTCCTGGCACTCCTCCAAAGCCGCTGTGGAAGGCTGCTTTCGGAAAAGCTCCTCCCACACAGCCAACCGCTGCCGCCCGGCAGTGATGGCAAACAGATCCGCCAAAAGCGCCTCCAGGCGTTCCTCCACCAAAGCGAATCCCGCACCATAGCCGGAAAGTTCCCAATCTACCGGAGTGGAACCGGTAAGCTGGTACAATCCCGTATCAGAGAGGATCTTGGCGAGATGTTCCCGGGCCGTCATGTCAATTCCTCCACCGTGATGGTGCCGGACCGGATTATGGTGCCGTTTCTCCCGGCAGTGTCCATCAACCCAGCGGGAAGTTCCAACTTCTCCACAGGAGCCGCTGACAAGATTGCTTTGGTCACGTCCGTCACAAACAGTCCCTCTCCCACTTCCAGAGAATCAAAGAAGCTCTTGACCGACTGAGCAATCTCCTCCTTGGCCCAGTCGAAACTCACTTCGTCGGACACCTTCACTTTTATCGTCAGGGACAGGGGGATTTTCTGAGCTGCCTGCACTTTTACTGTCACGCCCACCTCACGCTGACGATCCAGCACTTCTTTTACCGCAGTGATCACCTCGCTGGACGGCGCTGCATTCTCTCCCCAGAGATACACCGTCACCGTACCGGCACCGCTGGCCCTTGGCACCGCCTGCACCATGGTGACTCCCTCCTGCTGCAAAGCAATCTGCTTGTAGTAGTCGGCGTTTGTTCCGTTTGCACTAAGGGCATACCCCTCCAACACCCGTTTACGGTACTCCTCGTCGGACTCTTGGTCAGCACCCCCGGTGATCGCGGACTCGTTGGAGGCATAATTGATTCCGGTGGGCACGCTGATCAAGGTGGTCACATAACCGGCGGCTGCATTGCCGGAGGCTCCTGCCACTACTGCCTGAACCGGCGCCTCCACAGTGAGCTCACCGGAAACCAACACCACCTCCTCCACGGTCTCATACTCCACCACCGGTTCCCCGGAGGTAGCGCAAATCGTCCCCTTAGGAATCACTAAATCAAAAGAAAGAGGCAGGTACCTAGAAAAGGAAACCACTCCCGTAGCCTTAGTGGCGGGCTTGCGAAGAATCCCCCGCTGAGCGCCGTGGAGATCCAGTTGTGTGCCGGTAGCCGTCTGGGGAAATGCCTGACGTTCCAGCCAGTCCAAAGAGGCACCCAGACGATGCAGCTCTCCGGCTAACACACGCATCCGCAGACCCACTTCCGAAACATCCGCTATCTTACAGTTGCTCTGTTGTTCGTACTCCTCCTCCATCCGTTGGAGGATCTCCTCATAACTCTCCATCCGTCTTCTCCTTCCCGGGAACTGTCACATTCCCCGCTCCCAAAGGTGTCTCCACTGCAAAGCGCCACATCCCAGCATCCGAATCATAGGATACCTCTGTCACCCGATAACCCGGGAACCTCATGAGAGCCTCCTCCGCCAAGGCCCATGCCCGCTGAGCACTGTTCTCCTCATTGGGGTCCAATTGGCTGAGCCCACTGCCCAAATCAGGCTCATAAGGCAGACTGCCCCGAGGCAGATACAATGCCATGGCGGCATTTTGCAGAGCTTCTTCCAAACCGTCCACCTGGCTGGGAAGCCCATCCGAGCCCAGGGGCACTCCACCTGGCGTCCATTTAAAATCCATAGCACTATCGCCCCTTTACTCTGTTTTCGCCGGAAAACTTTGTCCGTTGATCACCACTTCTCCCGAATTTTTCAGCAGAATCTCCGCTCCACCGGAAGAATACAATCTCACCTCTCCCTGAGAAAGCTGGCTGTCCGGCACGGCGGCAATCCCTGCGCATACACCATCCAGCATCACCGCCCGCTGGCCGTCCTCAGCGGCGCTGACGTAGCCATAGGGAAACAACAGCTCCGGGGATGTGTATTCACTGTCCCCCTGCACTTTCATGCCATTTCCCTCATCGCTCACCTTTCCTCGGTGCAGCTTTGTTCCCACGGATTGCCGTCCCTGTTTTGTCAGCCACATCACGCAATGCCCCCTTCCAGTACCAGCTTTGTCCGTTCTCCCCGGCTGTCCCGCGTATAACGGGCGGACCGCACCGGACAGTCTTCAAAGGTGCCAAATCCCTGGGTCTCCACCGTAGCTCTGGCTCCCCGTACAGGCCAGTAGGCTCCCATTGCCTCCACGGTCAACAGCCGACTTTCCCGCTCTCCTTGCCTGAGTAGTTCCCGTGGATCCTGGCCGTCTTCTGTGCTTAAAAAGCGCTGGCGGATCACACCCGGTGCTGCTGCGCTTCGATAGGGCGTGTCATAGCTTCCCCGGAAGCTCTGCTTCCAGACCGTACTGAGTTGGTTACAGGGCATTCGCGACAACTCCACAGAGATCACAGAATCTATCTTCATAGATGTCTCTGCCAGATTGTCGCAGTGGAGAACTCCATCGCCCCCCACCCAAGGCTCCGTGCCCAGGTAATCCTGGCAAAAGCCGGACAACAATTCCCAACAGCTTGCACCCTTTCCCACGGTGAGCTCCCCTGTTTTGGAGGTCATGTCCCCGGTGATCTCCGAAAATCCCAGCGGCTTCAAATAGCGTTCCCACAGCAGCCCCAATGAGGGACTGCGCAGCACGGCAGGTCTTGCCTCATTATCCAACAGGCGTGCCTCCCAACTGCGGCAAACCAGTTCCACCCGGAAGCCCTCGCCGGAAAGAGTGGTGTTTTGCTCATCTACGATGCCGCCAAACACCAGCCTCCCCTGATGAAAGATCCGCACCACTGCCAAATCGTCCCACAGCCTTTCCGCCGGAAATACCGCCGTCAGCTGATCGGCAGGGGCGTCACTGTCATAGAGCAGTTGAGCCTCCAGTGGTTCCCCCAACAGCATCTCCGTGCCGTCGGTCAGCTCTCCCCAAAACGTCATGGAATCACCACCCTTTCACCTTCCTGCAACTCACAAATATCCCGAATTCCCGGATTCGCCTCCACCAGCGCCTCAATAGAGATCCCCCAGCGGTTGGCATAGCCCCAAAGGCTCTCACCAGCTTTCGCAAAGCGAGTGCCGGATCCCAAATACGCCTCCTTGGAATCCCACTCTACAAAGGAAAAAGAATAGCGAATCAAATCCTTGCCCTGGGTACCGATCAGCTCCAGGCTGTCCATCAGTGCCCAAAAAGGAGCCATTCCCGGCAGCTGCAGCAGTCCGGGACCCGGTAGGGCAAACACCTCCTGCAAACCCTGCCATAAGGCCAGAGAACTCTCCCCGGAGAAATACCCTTCTCCGGTCACCGTCCTGCGGCGGCGGCCCAGTTCTTCCGACCGACTCACTCCATAGGGAATGTCCGTACTCTGCACATTCCGGGTATTGGACACTGTCAAGGACACGGGATTGTCCCGCCAAGTGAAATCCCGAAAGCGCATACCCATCAAATTCATGGCCACACCCCCTCAAAACGGCGCGGGGTAACGCCTGCTGTCCCGCTCCACCTGACGGGAGACCTCCTCCGCTCGGTCCCGCTCTGTGGACGGTTGTTCCTGCTTCATGCTGTCCCCTCCTTTTCCTCACAGCCGGACGCCAGAAACACTGCCTTTCTTCCGGCAAAATTCAACTCTTTCCATCGGCATCCCGTGTAGATCCTGTCCCCAACTTCCGCGGTGAAGACCGCCAGCAGCTCCAACCCACCGGCGTCAATACCGGACAGCTCCACTTGATATTGGGTCTCCTGATTTCTCACCGCAAAGGGCAGCTCCTCCCCGATTGCGGTCAATTCCGTTCCGGAGACGGAAACCGACAGAGAAACGCCGGACGCCTGATATGTTTTTCCACCCACAATCACCGGCACGCCTTCAATTCCCACGCTCTCCCCGCCACCAAACACCAGACGCAGAACAAGACAGGGCAGCCTGGTCAAACTGTCCTCACGTTCCTCCTCCCGGCGGATCTCCTCACATCCAGGACAGTGCTGCCGAACCAGGGTTTCCATAGAATTGGCAGTATTCTCCCGTTGAGAGGGCTCCGGAGCAAAAATCGTAAACCCCAATACCACCTCAACCTGATCCCCGGACACCACACGAGAAAGGGTTTCTCCACTGACCACAGGACCTTCCAGCAGTCGGGAGCCCCATCCCCAGCGCTGGCGAAAATCCACCTGAGGCAGATGTTCCTCAAAAAGCTGTGTCAGTTCCTCCAACAGATCAGGCATTTTCTTCCCACCTTTCCAATACGGCGCTCTCAAAGAGCCGCTGTCCTCCCAGAGCAATCTCTTGAGCCCGCAGCACACGATAGGATGTGTCACCTTGGGTGAGACGAGCACCTTTTGCCTCCAGCAGCTCCGGGAAGCTTCCCACAAACCGGTACAAGGGACTGGGCAATCGTCCCAGCGCATGGGAGCGTTCTCCCCAAAGGTCCTGCTGTCCCTCGCCCCAGGGCATCACCGCGCCAAACCCCGTCACCTGAGTGCCGTCGCCCTTGGTGAGCAACGCCTTTCCCACCCGGCGAAACCAGGCATCACTGCGCAGAGACATGCTCCTCCTCCTTTCTCACTGTGCCAAAAAAGAAATCCTCCTCACACAGCACCGAAGAGACCATCCTCCGCTTTTCCGTCACCAGTTCTGCGGCTTTTCGGCTGCCCTCCCCCTGAGTCAAATGCAAATCCCCGGCAGTGAGGCTCTGGGGAGCCAACGCCTCATCTGTAAGCAGCAGCTGATAAAAGGCCTCCGCTGCCGCCAGCTGAGCAAGGGACTCCGTCCACAGAGCCAACTGCTCTTCCATCAAATCTGGTCGAACCAGATTTTCCACCTGACGGGCACACTGGGCGCACAGTGCCGCACAGAGCGCCTCTCTTTGGGAGCCTTCCGGCTCCACCGACTCTCCGGAAAACTGTGTAAATGCGGTGTATACCGCCGTTATTTCTAACGTCATTGTAGCCTCCTTTTCCTGGTCAAAGGATCCATGGAAATACGCATCACAACCTTCTGGATACTCTCCAATTTGAGAAAAGATAACCCACCTCCCACACCCACTCTTTCCCCAACCAAGTTATCGAAAACCCTCTCCCATCAAGCTGGAGAGAGTTTTATAAGTTTCTTAGCCCGTGTAGCTGACGCCCTGGGCCGCGCCGGAAAACACGCGAGCAAAGCCCGCGATGGCGCTGACAGAGAGCTTGTCCAACTGACGGTCAATGAGCTTGTCGCTGTCGATGAGCACATCCCCAGCCTGGACCATCTCCAAGGCACAGTTCTTGTCCAGCGCGATGATCTTGCCAGCCTCCATACCAGGAATATGAACCAGAGTGGCACCCAGGGGAGTGCACAGCTTTCCGGTGCCCTGGAAGTTCAGGCCAGCCTGAGCGTCCTTAAACTCAGTGATCTGCAACAGCTTCTGGATGCCGTCCGTACCGGCCGCAATCACATTCAGCTGGAAGGGAGCCAAACTGCCCCACAGTGCCAGGAAATCCGCGTAGGACAGGGACTCGCTGGTTGCAAACGCAATGCCCTCTTTGACGCCGTCACCGTTGATCAGAGTGTCCACAGCATCGCTCATCTGGGCAGCGGCAATGCCCGCACCAATCTGGCCCAAAGTGACGGTGAGCAGTTCCAGTCTCTGGCCCCGCAGAGCCTCATAGGAGCTGGAGAGCACTCTGCCCCGCTTGTGCATCTTCACCAGACCGGGGCTGGTGCGCAGAGTAGCCTGGGGAAGCTGAGCGCCTTCCGCGCTGATGCTGGATTCCCAGTCGCCGCCCTCGGGATCAATGGTGCGATAGTCCAGCCCATCAATCACCGTGACAGCGGCAGCCAGATCCGCAGCCTTGCCGCCCCGCTCCATGCCCTGACGCACAGCGCGAGCCACATACTCAGGGAACAGAGCAGCACTGCCGGAAGCAGAGAAGAACTGCTCCACGGGGCTGGCCCCGGAACCGCTGACCTTGATGTCATAACGCTTCAGCTGCCGCTGAAAGGCGTCCAGGCCCTCCAGGGGAGTGCCGCGGTAGTTCTCCGAGCTGTCCAGTTCCTCCAGCACCTGAGTAAAGCTCTTGCCGGGGACGTGGTACATCCCCTTTTCCAGTGTAATATTTTCAAAACCTGCCATCATTACCCGCTCCTTTCTCAGCAAAAGATAACGCCGCAAACGCCGGCATCCGTGTCAACATCCACCACAAGACCTCCGCGGCCAGTGGTGCCCGCAGCCAACTTGCCCTCTGTGTCCAGAGCAAGCTGGGCATATCCCACAGCCATGTCGCTGTCACAGGGCATACGCAGATAGCCTGCCACCTGCACAGCCGCCATGCCGTCTTCCACCCGCAGCACCAAGCCCACAGGGGTAGTGCTTACCGGGCAAGCCTTGACCTTACCGTTAGCAGACATTGCCGCAATGGTACCTGCAACCACAGCCGGGTTGCTTGCGGTGTCCACCTCCAGTGTGATCACCTGTTCTGCCACGCCTTCATAGGAAAGTTTCATGATTCAAGCTCCTTTCTTTGTTGTCAAATGCGGAATTCCCCGTTGTCCCCGGACTGCACCGGATGCTCCGGCGCCAGCTGGGGCTTTAAAGGATACCGCTCTTCTGCCATCTTCTGGTAGGTCTGGGCCATCTGGAACAATTCTCCCACAGCAAGACCCTTTACTACAGCTTCCATCACAGCCCTGGGCAGGTCCGGCTGAAGAATCGCACTGTATTTCAGCACATCCCCTTGCAGCTTTTCCCGGTAGGAGCGACCCCACTGGGCCTGTTCCTTCCACTCTTTCACCAGCGCCAAAAGTTCCTTGGCCTGAGAGCCAGTCAACCGCAGACCTTCCTCGCCAGCGGCCTCCAACGATTTTTCATAGTCCATAGGCAATCCTCCTTCGAAATGCTTTACCACACCGGCAGCTCTTTGAGCAGGCACCGCCACAAAGGAACACTCATAAGCGTCCTGAGGATCCAACAGCACTCTGTGGCAGCGCGTTCCGTCATAAACGCGCCCCTTGACATGGGCACAGTTCTCCTTACCGCAGATGGAGCACACCGAGCGTCCCATGCTGCATCCCACGCTGACCTCCTTCAAAATGCCGCTCTCAATCAGCTCGATGACCTCTTGATTCTTTTCCGTGCGGGGCAAATAGGCTCTTGCGGTGAGCTTGGTGTAGGGCTCCCCCGCCTGAGTCACTTTGCCAGGCTCCTGTTCCAGACCTGTGTCATAGATCCGAGCTGTCTGGCTGGCGCTTGTCCGCTGGTGGTCAAACAGGCAGGTTTTCCCGGGAAACATATCCCGCAGCGCTTCCAGGGCCCCCAGAGAAAACCGCTCAAAATCTCGGTCCACCTCGTTGTCGCACAACACCAGAGAAAATGCGTACACCTCCTCCGGGCTGTACTGCCGCCGTGTGTAGCGGTTGATCTTCTCCATGTCCGGAGCAGTCAGACCTTTTTGAACCAATCCATCCTTCACAGTTCTTCCTCCTCTCGCTCCAGCTTCCGCGCCTGGGCGTTCAGATATCTGGCGTTGGCGTGGTCCACCTCATCCTGCATGGTGATCTCATCCCACTCCACATGGCACTGTGGATCATACCCCGCCAGGGCCAACCAGGTACGACAAATTCTGCGGATCACCGGGGTGAGCACCCTGCGGTAGGCGTCCAATTCGCTGGTGAGCATGTCCGCCTGTTGGCTGGACATCCGCTCGGTGGAAGACCAGGAAAGTCCCAACAAAAAGGGAGGTACCCCCAGCTTTGCCACGATCTGCTCCAGCATCTGGCGCACCGGCACTTCGCTGTCCAAAATCTGATTGTCCGCCCCAATGGCTTTGATGGATACGTCTCCCACGGCCACAAAGTCGCTGACCTCTCCACCCCGCATGGCCCGCTGCCATTCGTTGGCCATTTGGCGTGCCCGCTCTCCGGCATACATTCCGGAGGGATCGGGCTTGCAAGTCACTGCAAAGCGCACGTTTCCCAGCCTCTCCCAGTTGACCCCCAGTGTTTTGTAGATCTTCAAGAGAATCTCACTGACAAAGGGCAGCCCTCGCAGCAGAGAAGTCCCTCGCACAGCTCCGGCATCGGGGTTTAACGTGGAGATCAGCAGCAACTCCGGATATGGGCAGCAGCGTTTTTTCCCGCCGTCCCACACAGTGACTTTCACTCCCAGAGGACCCGCATGTTCCAACTCCACACTGTCTAGAGAGGCGTTGTACAGCGCTGCCACCTGACCGCCCGAAAGCACCATCTCTCCCACGGCGTTGCCATAGGTCAGCAGCTCTTCAAAGTAGACACTTAAAAATGCGTCCACCCCATGCCCGACAGCGCCCACGGGCACATCCTCCAGGAACTGACGGAGCTCCTCTTGTGCTGCAGGGTCAGCACATTGCACCTCAAAACTTCCCAGCAGTCTGCGGAGTTTTGACACCGCCGCATCAATGATGGGCACACTCTCCCGCAGTGCTCGGTAGAGAGCTCGCTCCCCCGGGCCCGCGGGTCCGCTCACGCCCAGGTGAAACTGTTCTGGGGGCCTGGTCTGCACACTCAAAGCAGCCGCCTGTTCCTTCTTTCGGAATCCCAGCATCCTTTCCTCCTTTCCAGAAGCGTCTCAAAAACCACTTCCATCCTTACCCCCAAAACAGCAAAAAGTTGCCCTCTAAAGGACAACTTTCGAAAAATTTCTTGAAAAAAATTTTTTCCGGCCCTATTTTGACCCTGGAATTCTGATAAAAAACTTTCAGCCTTTAATTTTATCTTACGAAACCGCCCCGCGGGTTGATTTTCAAAAACCTGTAGTGTAAGATAAAATCACGAAAAGAAACACGGCAGCGTCTACCAATCAAACAGCAAAGCCACGTCCTAACTTGGCGCTGGCGGTATGGGAAAGGAATGGATTTTCTATGCCTGATTATTACAACTACAACCAAAATTCTGGTCAGCAGCCCATGTATAACCCACCCCAATATCAGACCCAGGCAGGGATGGCGCCCCCTCCCGGCTATGTGCAGAAAAGCCGTGTAGCCGCTGGGATTCTAGCCATCTTACTGGGCACGTATGGCATCCACAGCTTCTACTTAGGAAACACTTCTCGGGGATTGCTGCAGCTGCTTTTGAGTCTGTTCACCTGTGGAATTGGCGCCATTGTGATGCTCATTTGGGGCATCGTGGACGGTGTTCGCATTCTGGACGGCCGCATCAATACGGATGCCAACGGCGTATTCTTAAAGGACTAA